GTCTGTTAGTGAGTTTATGAAATAGTCAGTGCATGAATGTCCGCCAACAACTCAATCACCTGTGAGGAGTTGGGGACGTCGAAACACCCTTCGCAATGCGGGAAAGTGATGACGAAGTTCTCATAGTAATCAGATGTGTGGTCGTGAAACAGGATCTGATTGTCTAGGAGGATGGGACTTAGGTCATTCTTATTGCGCAGCATTGTTTCTACAGCAATCTGTTGGTCAACTGTAATTCCATACCGGTCACTTATTAGGATCCTCGTCCGGTTACCCACTGGAATGGCAGTGGGGTTCGAAGACCCATACATCTTTTGTTTTTCATATGCCGAGATTTTCATCCGGGCAATTGTACGCCTGAGAAATCTGTCATCTATATCGCGGGTTACACGAATCCCATAAACGGCCAATTCTTGGATAATTGGACATCCGGGATAAGCAGCGAGGAAGGACATGGATTTTGCGCGAAGAAGAGCTCGCAATTTCTTGTCACTTGCATGCAGATATTGTCTGGTGGTCCAGCCGAAGTTCATGATAACCTTCGCTGGGTCCGTGACCACCAATTTCTCTACGTCATCGAAAACTATACCGCAGAAGCTGCAGTCATTGATGTAATAATTCTTAGCTAATTTTATTTCAAATCCTAGGTCAGCAAAATCATTCCGCGTTGGAGTGGGACCTTGCATGGTAAATAGACCGTCATCACCTTCAACTACGCCTTTGACATCGCTACAGCCTTTCGACTTAGCCACAAAGAGCATAACCATCAGGTTACTAAATCCATTCCCTAGTGATGTTGACATTTCACCGGACATTCGAGCCTGAACACTGAACTTCACATTATTGGCTGATATTTGGTTATCAGCCCCGACAACACTATAATTCATATCCATGAATTCCTGATGATCAGGTAGATATTGTGTCATGTAATCGTAAAGCACAAATTCAATAGCTCGCATGACCTTAGCTTCGAATTGAGATTCATACGCAGTGTAATCGGTCTCGTAGTACGGACCGTCGTCACCCAACATCTCGCTAATATAGTCGGCACGCTCGGCGACTGGAATATGCTTGATGAAAGCGGGGTATTTGTAAACTTCGTTCTCTATTGTTTTGATCAAAGGACCATAGCGACATTTAAACGTGTCCTCGCGTGACATGATTAGTCGTGCGTGTTTGTATTCACCATAGCTTTCGTCCTTGATGAAACACTTGACGCCTGAGACTCCACGATGGGTGATCTCTCTATGGTCTTCAAAGTTTAATTGTGTCAAATAACCTTTCCTTTCACGAGTGTATGGAGTGTTGTCGATGAACGTTTCGAATGACGTATCGGTGTTCGCCGACAACGGAGTGAGGTTTTTCTTACAAAACTTGCGCGTGAATCTGGCTATTCTTGTCAAAGCCAATTTTTGGCGTCGTGGCGGTTGCCTCCCGACGCGTTTGTAGCATCCAGCCACTTTTGTTGCTGGGTCATTGGGATCTATCTTGGGCCTTGCGTGTCCTAATACGTGCGGGCCAAGACTAACAGCGACAACTTTTCTTTTTGTGGGTGTCATGTCAACTGTCAGCTCCAACTTGGGTTTGACGTCCCCCGGTAAAGCTAGATCCACTTCTCCGACTCGATAACCATAGCTAACAACACGCCGGATGATGTTATTAGCGGCATTTAAAAACCCACACCTGGATAAGCAGCACGGCGCTTCTCATAGTTATAAACTAGAACAGAAGCTACGTACGACGAAT